AGTATACACCCGGTTTTAACTTCTTAGTCAAAGAGTTTAATGACATTGCATTTGCTAACCCTAACGATCTAAGTAGTGTATCTAAATACGGTATCTTTACTGTTGAAGAACTAGCCAATGCTAGAGCTTTACAACTAGGTAGATTTTCTATGGGTACTGCTGTAGTATTTATGGCTGCACAAGCATGGATGCGTGGCGACCTTAACGGTAACGGCCCTGTAGATAGGCAGAAAAGACAAGTATGGCTAGACGCTAAGTGGGAGCCAAGAACTATTAAGATTGGTGATGTACGTGTAGGTTACGACCAGTTTGAACCATTTAATCTTATTATGTCTACAATCGCTGACGTAGGTGACGCAAGTGAGCTTATGGGTGAAGAGTGGACAGAAAATCAATTAGGTAAAATATCTCTTGTTATAGCACAAGCGATTACAAGTAAGTCATACTTAGCTGGTATACAGTCATTCGTAGATTTATTTGGTGGTAGACCCGGCCAAGGGCCACGTATCTTAGCATCACTTGCTAACAATACTGTACCTCTTTCTGGTTTACGTAATGAGCTTGGTAGATTATTTACACCATACATGCGTGAAATCAACTCTGGTATTGTACAATCCATACGTAACAGAAACCTAATAACAGAACAGTTTACAGACACTCCTTTACCTATTAAGTATGACTTGCTTAACGGTAAGCCTTTAAAAGATTGGGACTTTTTAACACGTGCATTTAATGCTGTAAGTCCTGTAAGTTTAAATTTAGTACAAAGCCCCGGTAGACAGTTATTATTCAACAGTGGCTACGATTTACGTTTATCTACTTATTATGCTCCTGACGGGACTAAACTAACTAAAAATGCTGAAGTTAGATCTTTATTTCAACAAGCTATTGGCTTACAAAATCTTGAGCTTCAACTAAATAAATTGGCCAAAGATCCTAAGATACTAGCATCAATACAACGAATGTATGATGATATAAAATCTGGTAAACGTGGTGAGTTCGATGCAAGAGACTACTACCATAACTTAATGATAGATAGATTATTCGCAACTGCTCGTAAAAAAGCTTGGGCTTCAATTAGTAATAAACGAGTTGTACAAGAACTTATACTAGAACAACGTGCTGGTAAGGTAGAAAAATTAAACAAACGAGTTGATACCGCAAACATCCTCAACATATATAAATAAATGGCAACAACATTCATAGATTACACTGGGGATGGGAACGCTACTAAGTCGTTTTCTTTCCCTTCTATACAACAGTCTGACGTAAAAGTAGAAGTTGATGGTGTCGTAAAATCATCGGGCACACACTACAATATAACAAGCTACACTACTACAGGTGGTGGTAATGTAGTTTTTACATCAGGCAATATACCAGCTAGCCCAGCTTCTATACGTATCTTTCGTGATACAGATGTAGATAGTGCAAAGGCTACATATACGGCAGGGTCATCAGTCAAGGCAGCTGACCTAAACGCCAACCATGAGCAGTTACTGTTTGCTGCACAGGAAGAACAAAACCAAACAGTACAAACAAGCGATCTAAAAGACGGTGCTATAACAAATAATAAAATAGCTGATGGTGCTGTAGGTAGTGCTGCTTTAGCTGATAGCTCAGTTCTAACAGGTAAGATAGCTGACAACGCTGTAACAATGGCAAAACTAGGTAGTGGTGCATTACCTACAGATATAACAGTTGCTAGTGCTAACATTACTGATCTTACAGTTGCTACAGCTGACATCGCAGCAGACGCAGTTACAGGAGCAAAGATAGCCGATGACTCTATTAATTCAGAGCACTATGTTGATGGTTCTATTGATACTGCTCATATAGCAGACAGTCAAGTTACCGCAGCAAAAATAGCTAACACAACTATTACGGATGGTAAGTTAGCATCTAACTCTGTTACAACATCTAAAATTACAGATGCAAACGTAACAACAGTTAAGATAGCTGACAGCAATGTAACACTTGCAAAATTAGCTAGTGATCTAAAACAAACTACAGTTACAGATGATGATACTAAACTACCAACTTCTGGTGCTATCGTAGATTATGTAGCTGCACAGTTAGAACCATTTGGTGGTTTTGAAGCTATAGCTAACGAAGTGTCATTTCCTAACACACAGCCTGCATCTGGTGTAGCTATTTCTATAGCAGACGCAGCTGGCATAGTTGTAAACAGCAGTGGCGTGAGTACAACAGGTAGAACTGTAGGCGGCACAACTGTTACAATAAACAACATACCTTCTAACTTTCATAGTTCTACTATAGCTACAGGTATACGTTTTATCGTAACATCTACTGGCTCTAGTCAGATATACAACTATCACAAAGCTACACTACCAGAAAGCGACCTAGTTAGCCTTAGTGGAGACATCAATGATTTCAACGAAAGATATAGAGTTGGCTCGTCGAACCCTACAAGTAATAACGATAGTGGTGACTTATTCTTTAATACTTCTACAGGTAAACTGCTCGTGTATGATGGTACAACATCAGCATGGGAAGAGGCACAGTCAGTAGGTAGTTTCTTTATAAACACATTATCTAGTTCATCAGGAACTGGTGGAGGAAGTGCAACATTCAATGGATCAGCTTATAGATTTACACTTAGTAATGCAGGCACAGTTGCCGAGCAACATATTGTTAGCATCAATGGAGTCATTCAGAAACCTAATAGCGGAACCAGCCAACCCAGCGAAGGCTTTGCTATTGACAGTAGCGACATTATATTTTCTGCCGCTCCTTCTACTGGTGCTGATTTCTTCATCATCACGATCGGATCAACAGTAAACCTAAATACCCCTAGTGCAGGCACAGTTACAACAGCAACTATTGCTAGCGGAGCAGTTACAACAGCTAAGATCGCAGACGATGCAGTTACTACAGCCAAAATTGCAGATGAATCAGTAACACTAGCTAAACTACCACACGGAACTTCTAGCAATGACGGTAAGTTTTTACGAGCTAATAATGGTGCAGACCCTAGCTTTGAAACTGTAGATTTAACTACTAAATTTACTAAAGCTGGTGGAGATACAATTACAGGCGATTTCACTATAGCTTCTGGAACAGTAAACAAAAATATTAATGTAGATGTTAGTGATAAAGTTAGATTTGACGATAATTTAAAAGCTACATTTGGAAATGGTGATGACCTTGAGATATTTCATGACGGAACAAAAAATAGGATTAATAGTTCTAACCATGATTTAACTATTAAATCTGGAAGCACTTTTAAAATTGTTAATGGTGATGGTACTGAAGAATTATTTCAAGCAACAACAAATGGAGCAGTAGAACTGTCATACGACAACAGTAAAAAACTTGAAACATCAAGCTCAGGTATTACTGTAACAGGTACAGTTGCTGCAACAGCTTACACAGGTGACGGTAGTAGCCTTACAGGTGTAGCTTCGGCAGTAGCTGACGGATGTATCTATGAAAACTCACAGACTATATCTAACAACTACACAATATCAACAAACAAGAACGCTCTTAGTGCTGGGCCGATCACTATAGCAAACGGCGTTACATTAACAATACCTTCGGGTAGTACATACGTAATAGTTTAACATGGCAATACAAATAAATGGTGATGGTACTATCACAGGTATTTCTGTTGGTGGGTTACCAGATGGTATAGTAGATACCGATATGATAGCTGCAAACGCAGTTACACCAGCTAAATCATCTGGAATCGGTATAACAGAAATGGATAACTGGCGAATTAATACAAGTCAAACATACAATGGAGTATCAGATATAACTTCGGGTTGGGAAAGAAATGATACAACTTTTCAAAAAATTGGAACTGGTTTGAGTGAATCAAGCGGTGTTTTTAGTTTTCCATCTACAGGTAAATATTATATAGTATTTTATCTGAGTTGGACTACATCAAATCCTAGTAACTATAATGGAGGTTATATAAGGGTTACAATTGATGGAAGTAACTATACAAGAAGGGCAGATGGTTTTGATGACGTACAAGCCAATGGCGGTTATGGACATTGTTCTTGCCATCTTATGTTAGATGTTGAGAATACTACTACTCACAAAGTTAAATTTGAAGTAGAGTCACAAACCTCTAGTACTTTAAGAGGTGACTCAGGTAGAAATATATCAGGCTTTACTTGTATTAGATTAGGAGATACTTAAAATGAGTTCAATAAAATTAAAACATTCGGGTGGTAACAGCGTATCGCTTAACCCACCAACATCCGCACCTACATCTAGTGAAGTAGCTTTTAAGTTACCTAATGCTGATGGCAGTGCAAACCAAGTTATTAAGACAGACGCATCTGGTAATTTATCTTTTATAGAAAAAGGTAAAGTTTTGCAGTTTAAAACTTCGGCTAACGGAACAGGTACAGACACTGGTTTTCCTTCTTATACGACAAATTATATTAATAATACAGGAGCTGTTATTGGACCTACATTAACAATTAATAGATTATCAGCTGATTCTTACTTTTTAATCACTGTATCAGCACTTATTGCAAGAGCTACAAACGGTGGTTGGGGTTACTTAGGTTATCAATGTTCTTTTGCTGGTGGTTCTACTAATCTTGTTGAAACTGGAAGAGTTGCTGATAACGCATCAAGTGTAAGATACACAGTTCAGTTTGGTAATTCTACTTCGGGAAGTGTTGGTGATGCTGTAGTCGTAAGGGGTCGTTATGTTAATTCTGCTAGTCAGAATGATGATGTACGCCAAGCAACAATAAATATTATGGAGTATCAACCATGAGTACAATAGCAGACGCATTAGTTTCATTAGGAGTTTCTGGTTATTCTTTAATTGGAGAACCTACAACAGAAGAGGAATTTAAAGCAGCTTTTACAGGAACTACAGATAAAACTTGGGCAGAAATAAAAGCTGAAAAAGAAAGAATTGATTATGTTGCAAAAAGAGCAGCAGAATATCCCTCTGTGGTCGATCAGTTGGATTTAATTTACCATTCTGGCATTGATGCTTGGAAGGCGAAAATAAAGGAAACAAAAGACAAATATCCTAAACCATGAGTACAATAAAAGTAGACGGGATACGTTCCAATTCCGCAACAAGCGATGCCATAACTTTGGCAAGCGATGGAACGTGTACTGCCAATATTACAAATAAACCAAATCGTAATTTATTAATTAACGGAGCTATGCAAGTGGCTCAACGTGGTACGTCAAGCACAAGCACAGGTTATCAAACTGTTGATAGATTTCAAATAGGAACTTCAAATGTTGATGAAGCACCTACACAAGCACAAGCAGATGTTGCTGCTGGAACTACACCATATACTTTAGGTTTTAGAAAATCATTTAAAGTTACTAATGGAAACCAAACAAGTGGTGCTGGTGCGCTTGATATTATAGATATTAAACATATTTTCGAGGCACAAGATATTGCTAATAGTGGTTGGAATTATTTATCTTCGTCTAGCTACATAACACTATCTTTCTGGGTAAAATCAAGTGTTGCTCAAAATTTCTTTGGTCATGTAAAAACATACGATGGAACTGCATATAATTATCCTTTTTCTACTGGTTCTTTATCAGCAAATACTTGGACAAAGATAACTAAAACAATTTCTGGAAATTCTAACTTACAAATTGATAATGATAATGGTGCTGGTTTAGAAATAAGATTTGCTTTATTTTATGGTACAGATAGAACTGCAAGTGTTAGTGAAAATGCTTGGGCAGCGTATAGCAACACACAAAGAACACCAGATAATACTTCAACATGGTACACAACAAATGATGCGACATTTGAAATTACAGGAGTTCAACTTGAGGTTTCAGATCATGCCACAGATTTTGAGCATAGGTCATTTACAGATGAATTATTAAGGTGTCAACGATATTATTGGAGGATGCCATTTGATGGAGAATCAAGCCTCTTTCTTTATGGTGGTGCTTATGGTAGTGGTTCAGGTTTTGTTAGGTATTCATTACCAGTAAAAATGAGGGCAACTCCAACTTTTACTTATACTGATGTCCGAACAACGTCAGGACTATCTCTGTATAACAGCCAATATGAAATGTCAGTACAAATGGCTGCTGAAAATGCTTATGTAAAAAACCCGAAACTAGATGCGGAGCTTTAAAATATGACTTACACTTACAAATTATTAGCAAATAATACAGATCCAATAACAGCTAAAACTACAGAAAGCACCTGTATTTTGAGAAAAGAAGATAATGCCTTTATTCCAAAAGACGAAACAAACACCGATTACCAAAAGTACCTTGAGTGGGTAGCAAAAGGAAACACAGCGGAGGCAGCTGACTAATGGCACTAACACAAGTAAGCACCGGTGGTATTAAAGACGGTCAGGTGCAAACAGCTGATCTGGCAGATGGTCAGGTTACAGTTGGTAAACTACATGCCGATGCTCTTGATCGTACCTACACACTAGGAGCAGACGGCAGTAACCACTATACATTTACAGGAGAGGGCTTGACCGGTGCGGTCAATGACCCTACCTTGTACCTTACACGTGGTAAAACATACAGATTTGTAAACGGTAACTCTGCTGGAGCACATCCGTTTCGTATACAAACAACAGTCAATGGCTCGGCTGGTACAGAGTACAATACAGGAGTCACAAATAACGGAGGAGCTGGTGGGTCTACAATAGTATTTGAAGTACCGCATGATGCTCCAGACGTGCTATACTACCAATGTACCTCACACGGTTCTATGGGTGGTATCCTTTATGTTACAGGAGCACTAGCTGACGGAACAGTTACAACAGCAAAACTAGCTGACCAAGCTGTAACACTAGCAAAACTACCACATGGTACATCATCTAACGATGGTAAGTTCTTACGAGCAAACAACGGAGCAGATCCTACATTTGAATCTATCCCTGCAGGTATAACAATAAACAACCAAGCAGACAACAGGATTATTACTGCTACTGGCACAACCGATACTTTAAATGGTGAGTCAAACTTAACTTTTGACGGATCAAATTTGGCTATATCAGGTGAATTAGATGTTCACAAATCTGGGGTTGGGGATGTAATTCATGTTCAAGGTAACGGAACTGGTGCTGTCGTAGCAAAAGTAGAAAATGCTTATAACTCTGATAACGATAGATTTGCAATACTAGAACTTAAATCTGGTAAAGGTTCAATAAGATTTAATTCTAATAGCGATAGTAATGAAGGGGCTATAACTTACAGCATGGCTGACAATACTATGGTTTTTGGCGTTAATAATGCGAGTGAAAAATTACGGATACAATCTGGTGGAGGAATATCATTTAACGGAGACACCGCAGCAGCTAACGCACTTGACGACTATGAAGAAGGTACTTTTACTTGTACTATTACAGGTTCATCTTCTAATCCTAGTTATGGTACAAGTTCTAATCAAGGTTTTTATGTTCGTATAGGTAAATTTGTAAGTTTATACTTTTTACTGATAGTAAACTCAGTTTCTAGTCAAGGAAGTGGTAACTGGCAAATTGAAGGTTTACCATTTAGCCATGATAATAATGTTAATTCTTACAGATCAATAGGTATTATTGGATATAATGATATTTTTGATTTTGAAGTTAATAAACTATATGTAACTAATAGCGATAAACTTTTAATAATTCCTAACGGTGTAACCCAAGGAAACCAAACATTTTCCCAAAATCCCATGTCTACTGGATATTTTGGTTTTTCAATTACATACAGAACAGATTCATAATGGCATTAACAGAAACAACAGAATACGACAAAATAGAAGTTGTGGGCAGCTATAAAAAGGTGCAAGTCCGCAAAGCAACAGTCATCAAAAAGAATGGCACAGAACTTACAAGATCTTTTGAAAGATATGTACTACATCCAGACTCGGACATAAGCAAAGAACCAGCAGAGGTTAGTGCTATATGTAATGCAGTTTGGACAAATGAGGTAAAAGAAGCGTGGAAAACATACCAAGCATCCTTATCCCCAGCATAACAAAAATAGAGACAGTAGAAATACCGTTACCTACAGCTGATGTACCATATTATACGCCTATGGTAGTCCCACCTAGTGATCTACGAGATCAAGAGGATGAGCCTGTCAAAACTGTAGAAGAAACACCACCCCCACCTACACTTAAAATACCGTTTATTAAGCAGCCAGTGCCTGCACCCTCTACTGAGGTTGTAGTCACAGCCCTTACAACGGCGGTTGTAGCTGTATCAACGACAACGTTATCGCAGCCTATAATCGAATGGATACGTAAAAAGATTCAGAAATTCCTACAAGATAAAATCACCAAATGGAGAAAAAACCGGAAGAACAAAAAGGACTCCTCACAAAACTAAAGGAGAAAATAGACGACCATGATGAGCAAATGGCTGTACTGGGGGCGATGGTTCGTCTTGGTGTTGTTATCTGGTCTGGGTTTATCATAACACTAAATTATGTAGAATTACCCATGGTCAAGAAATCTAATGCGTCAGCTGATATTACATTTGTTGCTTCAATATTTACTGGAGCACTCGCTACTTTCGGCTTGTCCACAGGCAATGGTAAAAAAGACAAAGAAAAACCAAAGACATGACTAAATGGATAATACTCTTAAGCCTGTTGTCACCCGCAGTTGCAAGAGCAAACACTGTCACGCCCCAGTTCACAACAGGGTCGATGCAGTCAACAACGACAACATCACAAACTATAACAGAAACAATAGAACACGACGTACTAGGAGCCGAGGTAAAAACTTGGTCTGGTACAAACGTTGTACCCAGTTCTACGATTGGTGCAGAAAACGGCACATATTCAGTCGTAACAGGTGCAACAGAATGGGATTTACAGATCACAACAAGAGAAGCAGGGACAATAGAAACAATAACAATAGACAGAACAATAGAAACAGAATCTACTACCAACTCTTACTCTATCTTTGCACAATAGGTACACCTGTATTTGCTGATGGAGAGGACACTAACGTTAGTAATCCTGTGGCTGCTGCTACCGGTAACGTGACTAACCAAGCTGTACAGTTTCAAAATAACGGTGCGTCGTCACGTCAAATATATGGCCCAAACATACAATGCAATGGGTCTACTATGACCTTTAGCCCTTTTTATATGGGTAATCACAGCAAACCGTTTGATGAGTTTATGCAGCCTAGTAGTTATACTATAGCAGAAAACTGGGGATTTCAAATTAACTTTATGGTTCCGCTAGATAAGTCAGGATATAAACAGTGTAAAGAGATGGCAAAGAGATATGAGGAAAAGATGAAGCTCGAGTTTGAAATTACACGAGCACACAAATGTGCAGACTTAATGAAAAAAGGTTTCATGTATAGACCTAACACACCAAATGCAAAGATGTGTCAGGATATAGTACCTATTGTTAAAGTCAAGCCACCTAAACCAGATAAAAACAAATTTAAGTTTTTCTAATGAGCACACTATCAAGACAGATTGCAGCACAGGTAGCTGCTGAAAAAAAGAAACCAAAGAAAAAAACAAAAGCAAAGCGTGACGAAGCCGGACGTTTTGTAAAAGATGAAGCAGACCTTAACACACCATCACTATGATTGCATTAATTAAACCACTACTGCTCAAGCTATTAAGCAGTAAAGCTGTAAAAGAGTTTGTAGTAAAAGTACTAGAAGCATACAGCAAAACAACTGATAACACAATAGATGACAAGCTAACAGCTCTTGTCAGAAAGAATTTATTACCAGAAGAATAATGGAGAATCCAAGGGTTATACCCAAAAAAGCAACAGAAGAGAGTTTTAACGAGCTACACTACCTTGTTACAGAGGACTTTCTACGCAGAATTAAGAGTGGAGAAGCAACAGTACAAGATCTAAAGGCAGCTTGTGATTGGCTAAAAACCAATGACATCACAGGTGTCGCTTACGAGGGTAGTCCCTTGGACAAACTCAATAAGATCATACCAACTGTAGATCCATCTTTAGTCAAGAGAAAAGTCTATGGCAAAAACTTCTAGCTATTACAAGAAAAATCCTAAAGCTGCGGCCAAGCGTCGCAAGCAGCAGGCTAAATACAACAAAACACCAAAAGGTTTAGCAATACGAGTCAATGCGAACAAACTTAATAAAAAACTTGGTACATATGGCAACCGTGACGGCCTCGATGCCGCACATTATAAGGGTAGCACAACCAAGGGCAGAACACAAAAGCCATCAATTAACCGTAAAAGTCGCAAAAAATGACCCCATTACTACCAACACCTGATTACTATTTACACAACTTAATAACCATGACGAGTTCAGAATCTAAAAGGCTCTGGAGAAGAGCTATCAAAGAGCACTTTAATTGTCAATGCGTTTATTGTGGAGGAACTTATGAATTACAACAACTCACTATTGACCATGTACGCCCTAAATGTAGAGGGGGTAGAGATGAAACGGCGAATGTCGTGGCTTCTTGTCGACGATGCAATCAGGAAAAAGGTAGTCAAAATTGGCTGGACTGGATGAGAGCCACGTTCGGTATAACTGAACGAGAACAAACTATTTTATCACATATAAGATGAACGATGAAGATAACGTTACTGGTGGAGATCTAGCTAAATCTATAACCTTTGAAATAGCTGCTAACACATTATTAGATAAGTATACTGCTGGTTTATTAGTAGCACCTGATCCTAGCCTTATTAGTAAAGGTATATATGCTCTTACTAACGTAGGTGGTAGTGCTTTAATAAACTATTTTGCACAAAGAATAAGAGGTGGTGACTTTAACTTAGGCGAGCTACTTACAGCTGGTGGTCTAAGTTTAGTTCCCGGTGGCGTACAGGCTAAAAGTTTATCTGGTAGAGTAGTTAGAGGCACGACAAAAGGCGCAGGGCTAGGAGCACTACAAGTAACAGGAGAATCCTTAATTAACGAAGGTAAGCCACCTGAGTTACAAGACTTAGCACTTGGAGCAACCTTTGGTGGTGGATTAGGCGGTGCACTGTCTGGTGTATCTGGCCCAGAAGCAGCTGCGTTTATTAAAGGACTTAAAAAAAGAATTGGACAAAGTAACAGAGACAGAGTAAGAAGACAGATATTTGAAGGTGCTAGAAGAAAAGCACCGCTAGAGTTAATAATGCAAGAGCAAGAAGGCGTTGAAGATTTGTCTAAGTATGGCTTTGGCCCAGAAGGCCCAGCAGGCGGTGCTACTGACGATCAGATTATGCAAGCTTACAGAGAGCGTACAGGAGAACTAGACCTAGATCCATTTAGAGGTAAAACACCAGAAGAAGCTACTAGAGATGAAGTAGCAGCGATAGTCAACCCAGAATCAGACTTAAATTTATTTAAGAATACTGGTAAAGCAAATATAAGAAGAATAAAAGCTAATTTTACAGAGCAAGAGCTAAGATTACTCAAAAGGTTTGAAAATCACCACAATGTTCCTCTTAAACAGTCTGGTTGGTTAGTCTATGGCTTACCATCAGATGAACTTGCTAAAACACAGTTTTATCTAGCCCAACGAGGAGTAAAAGGCGGTAATGTGTTAGAGCAGATTCGTATATATCCAGAAGGTATACATGACCAAGCTCACGAGCTAGGTGAACGTATTATCGGACAGATGAGAAAAAGACAAGGTAGGTCGATTGAAAGAATACTTGGAGACTTAGATCCAGCAGATTATGCTAGAATACAAACTTTTGAAGGTAGAAAACAATATATTGATAAGTTTATTGATGGTATTACTGAGATAGAAACTAAGATAAATAAAATTTTAGATGCATTGTATGCTAACAGATTGAATGATGATACAGCGTTAGAGGCTTTGATTGATATAAATGAAAACGTTGATGATCCTAAAGTATTAGGTATTTTAGATGATTTACTAAAACAAATTGACGAAGATCCTTATATTCAAAAACCCCTCGACGACCTTGAAAAGGTAAGATATGCTGAACAAGTAAGAAAAGAAGATGAGTCGCTACAAGGAACTTTAAACAAATTCTTACGAGCAGCCTTAGAACGAAACCGACAAAAATTTTCTAAGTTTGATACGTTCGATGACGCTTTAGATGCGGCTGAACAGATACTAGAAAGACAAGAAGGTGGTCAACGTAAACTGTTCTATACATCAGATGGAGCTGAACAATACGTTACATTTGCAGAGCAAGCTGAACGTTTAGCTCGACTACTATTTGAAAATCAATAATGGACAACAACCTCATACTACTACAGCAAGATTTCAAGCTCTTCCTACAGGCATTGTGGGCAGAGCTGGGCTTGCCTAGTCCTACGAGGGCACAGTACGCTATTGCGGACTACCTACAGAACGGCCCGAAGCGTTTGCAAGTGCAGGCGTTTCGTGGTGTAGGTAAATCGTGGATTACTGGTGCGTTCGTATTATGGACACTATTCAACGACCCAGAAAGAAAGGTTATGATAATCTCTGCATCAAAAGAACGTGCAGACAACATGTCTATCTTTCTACAAAAACTCATCATAGACACCCCTTGGTTAAGCCACCTCCAGCCCAAGTCAGACGACAGTAGATGGTCAAGGATAAGCTTTGATGTTAACTGTAGTACGCACCAAGCACCGTCAGTCAAGTCAGTTGGTATTACCGGACAGCTAACAGGATCTCGTGCAGACTTGATGATTCTTGATGACATAGAAGTACCCGGTAACTCACTTACGGAGTTTATGCGTGAAAAATTACTACAACTATGTACTGAAGCGGAGTCGATCCTTACCCCGAAGAACGATAGCCGTATTATGTATCTCGGGACTCCTCAGACTACTTTTACTATTTATCGTAGGCTGGCAGAGCGTAACTATCGTCCCATGGTTTGGCCAGCAAGATACCCAAGAAAAGACAAACTCAACAAGTATGGAGAAGTCTTAGCCTTTGATATACTTGAAGATATAGAACAGGGAGCTGAAGAGTGGTCGCCTACAGATGATAGGTTTACAGATGAAGACCTCATAGAAAGAGAAGCGTCTATGGGTCGTAGCAACTTTATGCTTCAGTTTCAATTAGACACCACACTATCAGATGCACAAAAATTCCCCCTTAAAATGGCTGATCTCATTATCACTAGCGTTAATCCTACTACTGCACCCGAAGACATCATATGGTGCAGCGACCCTAGTAAAGTCATTCGAGATGCCCCAACAGTCGGACTTCCCGGTGATTACTTTTACTCTCCGATGCAACTCGTGGGAGAATGGAGCGATTATGATGAAACGATTTG